TGCTTAGCGCGTTGAATTGGCAGACGCAGCCTGCATGTCTCCGATACCTTTCAGGGCATCAGCGATCTCAGCGGCCGCGGCATCGCCATACCGCTTAGAGCCGATCTCGTTCAGGTGATGGCTGTCGTGATAGATCAGCTCCCCGTTTGCAAATGGAGGCGCTGCGAATAGTGGGAGCGATGTGAGATCTAGAAACGATGCGTTTGGATATTTGTTAACCATCTCTTCAACTTTTCGATTGGCGTTCTGCCAAGTGCCTTCCAGCTGTGCAGCCTTTACGCTACCTAGCGCATTGAAGCGATACATTCGCTGAACATTCGATGTCAGCATCGGCACCTGCGCGAGGACAATGAGAGACTGGTCTCGCTTTGCCGTTGCGGCCATGAACTTTTCAAGTGCAGCCATGAATTGCGGACTCTTTCCATGGAATTGCCACATCCCCGCTAGCAACACGGCATCTGCAGACTCAAGGTAGGGTTTTACGGTCGCTATCTGTTTTTCACATGGTGGCCTTGCCCATTCGGGTAGACGATCTAAGTCAAAGCCATCAAGCGGGACGCAGCTGCTCGCAGTAATTACTCGAACTCGTATTCCAAGCGCTTTACCTATCTCGTCGGCAAAGTGGTTTAACTGTGCAGCGTGGCTGTCTCCGAGCAGGAGTATCTCTTCGCCGGCTGCCAAATCGCCTCGAAGGCACTCGCCAACTATCTGACCGTGACAAATCTCTTCGGGCGCTGCGTATCGGGTCATTTCGACTGGCAATGGCCTAGTTACCATCGGGTTCATGGTTTTTGAGATGATAACCACGAGGAAAGCGATAGCGGCGATTGCTGCTAGCTTAAAAGCGCCTTTTCGCTCGTTCACTTGACGGAGTGGGTTTTCAATAAGCACATAGGATGCGATCGATAACGCAGCTACGAGAACAGCGCTGGCGAGTAATATGCTTGCTGGCAATTCGTAGGTTTCGTAGTAGTAACGAAACCCAGCGAGAACCGGCCAATGCCACAGGTAGAGCGAGTAGGAGATAGTGCCTATAAAAACTGCGGCCCTGCTAGCAAGCCACTTATTTACCACGCTGCCGGAAGCGCTAATAAGTAGAGCTGTCCCGATGCATGGGGCTAATGCGAGCAGACCTGGGTACGCGGCTTCCTCAGAGATGAGGATAAAGCTTAGCGAAATGAGGGCCAAACCAGTCCACGCCTTCATGTTTCGGAAAGGATTTGTTAAAGAGGGAATTCCTGTAGTGGCGAGAAGAGCGCCGACTAGGAACTCTGGTATTCGAGCTAGCAGCGAAAAATATACGGCTTGCTTTTCTCCACTGGCTAATAGAAGAGCGGAGTACATAAAAAGAAAAGCGGCCATCAAGCCGAGCGTAGCTCTGACGAATCTAGTAGGTACTATGACCAGTAGCGCGGGAAGGAAAAGGTAAAACTGCATTTCGACCGCAAGTGACCACGTGTGTAGCAGCGGAAGCTCATGCGAAGCGGGGGAAAAGTAATCGCTTTGGTCGCTAAAGTAGCTATTACTGTTGAAGTAAGTAGCAGATTTAAGCGAATCGAAGAACGTATCGAAATCTCTAGGTATCAGAAGCACTGCCATAACGGCTGCAACCGAGGCTAGAAGAAAAAAATAAGCCGGGACAATACGACGCAGACGGGATGCGTAAAAAGAGATGAAATTAAAGCGGCGTTCTGTCTTCTGCCGCAGCACAATGCCAGTTATAAGATATCCAGAGATAACAAAGAAAATATCAACGCCAATAAAACCACCTGGGAGCCAGTTGTGGTTCGCGTGATAAATGATGACCGCCAGAACAGCCACCGCTCTTAGTCCTTGAATGTCATCCCTGTGCTGATTCACTGCGTTCATTACTGCCCCCTGATAGCTATTCGATAGCGGCCCGAGCCCGCGATATGCTGGCGGGCTTTTTACAGTAGCGCACTGCGAATCGCCACATTCTTGAGCGCCGGCTCGTAGCTGTATCGGCTATAGCTACACAGCCCGCCGCGTGCGCCTCTTGCGCGCGCGCGTCACCCTCAAGGCTCACTGATCAGGCATACGCCCCGCAGGAGCCTCCCGCATGTCGACCGATTACCATCACGGCGTCCGCGTCCTCGAAATCAACGAGGGCACGCGCCCCATTCGCACCGTTTCCACCGCCGTGGTGGGCATGGTCTGCACCGCGTCGGATGCTGATGCGGTCAAGTTCCCGCTCAACAAGCCCGTGCTGCTCACTGACGTGCTCACCGCCTCCGGCTCCGCCGGCGAGCTGGGCACCCTGGCGCGCAGCCTGGATGCCATCGCCGACCAGGCGTCGCCCGTCACCGTCGTGGTACGTGTGGAAGAGGGCGCCGACGAGGCCGCGACCACCAGCAACATCATCGGCGGTGTAAGCCAAACCGGCGATTACCTGGGCATGAAGGCCCTGCTGGCGGCCGAGGCCCAGCTCGGCGTCAAACCGCGCATTCTCGGTGTGCCCGGGCTCGATTCGCTGCCGGTCACCACCGAGCTGGTGGCGATCGCCGAGAAGCTGCGCGGCTTCGCCTATGCCAACGCTTACGGCTGCGAGACCGTCAGCGATGCCATCGCCTACCGCGCCGGCTTCGGTGCGCGTGAGTTGATGCTCATCTGGCCGGACTTCGTCTCCTGGGACACCGTGGCGAACGCCAACGCACCGGCCAGCGCCATCGCCCGCGCCCTGGGCCTGCGCGCCAAGCTGGACGAGCAAGTCGGCTGGCACAAGACCCTCTCCAACGTGCCGGTCAACGGCGTGTCGGGCCTCTCCAAGGACATCTACTTCGACCTGCAGAACCCCGCCACCGACGCCGGCCTGCTCAACGCCGACGAGGTCACCACGCTGATCCGCCGTGACGGCTTCCGCTTCTGGGGCTCGCGCACCTGCAGCGCCGACCCGCTGTTCGCCTTCGAGAACTACACCCGCACCGCCCAGGTGCTGGCAGACACCATGGCCGAAGGGCACTTCTGGGCGGTGGACAAGCCCATGCACGGCAGCTTGGTGCGCGACATCGTTGAGGGCATCAATGCCAAGTTCCGCGAGCTGAAGCGTGGCGGCTACATCATCGACGGCGAGGCCTGGTTCGACCCGGCCGCCAACGACAAGGACACCCTCAAGGCCGGCAAGCTCTACCTGGACTACGACTACACCCCCGTCCCGCCGCTGGAGAACCTGCTGCTGCGCCAGCGCATCACCGATCGCTACCTGGTCGACTTCGCCGCCAGCGTCACCGCCTGACCCATTGACCCGCGCGGCCCCGGCCGCGCCGTAGGAGAGCCCAGCCATGGCCCTGCCCAAGAAACTCAAGCACATGAACCTGTTCAACGACGGCAACAGCTACGTTGGCCAGTGCAAATCCGTCACCCTGCCGACCCTCGGCCGGAAGTTCGAAGACTGGCGCGGTGCCGGCATGGATGGCCCGGTGAAGGTCGACATGGGCCACTCCGACGATGGCATCCAGCTCGAATGGACCCTCGGCGGTCTCGACCTGACCGTACTGCGCCAGTTTGGCGCGGTGAAGGCAGACGGCGTGATGCTGCGCTGGGCCGGGTCCGTGCAGCAGGACGACACCGGCGCCGTGACCGCCGTCGAGGTCGTGGTGCGCGGCCGGCATGAGGAGATCGACTTCGGCGATGCCGAGTCCGGCGAGGACACCGAACACTCCATCACCACCACCTGCACCTATTACAAGCTCAGCGTGGACGGCAACGTCGAGATCGAGATCGACCTGCTCAACTTCGTCTTCATGGTCAACGGCGAAGACCGCCTCGCCGAGCACCGCAAGGCCATCGGCCTGTAACCCCGGCGCCGGCCCGCGCCGGCGCTCCTGAATCAACCCAAGGAGCACACCCATGAGCAAGACCAGCGAGCCCATCGTCCTCGAGCAGGCCATCAAGCGCGGCGAAAAGACCACCATCACCGAAATCACGCTGCGCAAGCCGGCTGCCGGTGAGCTGCGCGGCCTCAAGCTGACCGACCTGCTCAACGGCGACGTCAACGCCACCATTCGCCTGGTGCCGCGCATCAGCCAGCCGACCCTCACCGAGCAGGAAGCTGCCGCGCTGGATATCGCCGATCTGCTCATGTGCGCGGATACCGTAGCGGGTTTTTTGCAGAAGACGGGCAGCACGGCGGAATCCCCCGCCGCGTAGACGATGTGATGGCGGACATCGCCCTGGTGTTCCACTGGGGGCCGGAGCAGATGAACGCCATGCCCCTGCATGAATTGATGGACTGGCGCGAGCGCGCCATCGAACGATGGGAGCGCACGCATGGCGCGTGATCTAAACCTTAAGGTCAACCTGCAAGCGCTGGACAAAGCCACGCGGCCGCTGCGCACCATCGCCAGCGGCGCGACCACCCTGGGCCGTGCCCTCAAGGACACCCGTGGCGAGCTCAAGGGCCTGCAGGCCCTGCAGAAGGACGTCAGTTCATTCCGTAACCTCAAGGGCGCTGCCGACCAAACCGGCAGCGCCATGCAAGCCAACCGCGAACGCGTCAAGGCGCTGTCCCGCGAGCTGGGCAGCACCGCCACCCCCACCAAAGCGCTCACCCGTGAATTTCAGAGCGCGGTCCGCCAGGGCCACGCCCTCAAGCAAAAACACAACGAGCAGCAGCGCGAGCTGCAGGGCCTGCGCGGCAAGCTGGGCGAGGCGGGCATCAGCACCCGCAACCTTGGCCAGCATGAGCGGGAGCTGCGCCAACGAGTCGAGAGCACCAACAAGACGCTGGCCCAACAGGAACAGCGCCTCAAACAGCTCACCACCCAGCAGAAGCGCCTCGGCCAGGCCAAGGCCCAGTACGAGCGCACCCAGCAACTGGCCGGCAGCATGGCCGCCACCGGCGCGGGTGGGCTTGCAGCTGGTAGCGGCATGCTCTACGCCGGCGCGCAGATGATGGCACCGGGGCTCGAATTCGACGCCGCCATGAGCAAGGTGCAGTCCCTCACCCGCCTGGACGCTGCATCCGAGGATATGGCCGCACTGCGCGAGCAGGCCCGCCAGCTCGGCGCCAGCACCCAGTTCACCGCGGGGCAGGCGGCTGACGCGCAAGGGTTCCTGGCCATGGCCGGCTTCAAGGCTGAATCCATCCAGGCGGCCATGCCCGGCATGCTAGATCTCGCCAAAGCGGGTGACAGCGGACTGGCCGAAACGGCGGACATTGCCTCCAACATCCTCACCGGCTTCAACCTGCAGGCGAGCGAAACCGGGCGCCTGGGTGATGTCCTGGTGGGCACGTTTACCCGTTCCAACGTCAACCTGCAGATGCTCGGCGAAACGATGAAGTACGCCGCGCCGGTCGCTGCCAGCGTAGGGCAGGACATCGAGACTGTTGCCGCTATGGCCGGCAAGCTGGGCGACGCCGGCATCCAGGGCAGCATGGGTGGTACCGCGCTGCGTGCCATCCTTAACCGGCTCAGCGCTCCGCCGGCGGCAGCTGCCAAGGCACTGGACAAGCTTGGTGTGAGCGCCGTGGATGCCCAGGGCAACCTGCGCGACATGCCCACCGTGCTGCAGGAGATCTACGAGAAAACCAAGAACATGGGCGATGCCGAGCGGGCGGGCCTGCTCAAGCACATCGCCGGTGAAGAAGCGGTAGCCGGCATGCAGGTGCTGGTCAAGCAGGCCGGTACCGGTGCGCTGCAGGAATTCGTCAGCACCCTCAAGGCTACCGAGGGCGAGGCCAGCGCCACGGCCAAGACCATGGCCGACAACCTGCGCGGCGACCTCTCCGCCATGGGTAGCGCCTGGGAGGACCTGGGCATCCAGCTCCAGGAGCAGCAGAACGGCCCCATGCGCGAGATCACCCAGACGCTCACCGGCATCATCGGCGGGGTGAAAGGCTGGGTGGCTGAGAACCCCAAACTCGCCAGTAACCTGGTGAAAACGGCCGCTGGCGTCGCCATCCTCATGGCTGGCATGGGCGGGCTCACGCTGGCGATCGCCAGCATGCTCGGCCCGTTCGCCATGGTGCGCTACGGCATGACGCTGTTCGGCATCAAGGGCGCAGGTTTGGCCGGGACGCTGTTCAATCTGGGCAAGACCGCGCTGCCGCTGGTGGGCAAGGGAATCCTGTTCATCGGTCGCGCGTTGATGATGAACCCCATCGGCTTGGCGATCACCGCCATCGCCGCGGGTGCCTATCTGATCTACCGCTACTGGGAGCCGATCAAGGCGTTCTTCCTTGGCATCTGGTCGGAGATCCGCGCGGGCTTTGACGGTGGGCTGGCGGGCATCGGCCAGCTGATCGTCAATTTCAGCCCGCTCGGGCTGTTCTACCGCGCTTTCGCCGGTGTGCTGGGCTGGTTCGGCGTGGAGCTGCCGGGCAAGTTCAGCGAGTTCGGCGGCAACCTGGTGCAGGGCTTGATAAACGGCTTCACCAGCATGTTCCCCAACCTCACCGCATCGATCGGGGGCATGGCCGAGAGTGTCGTCGGTACCTTCAAGAACCTGCTCGGCATCCACTCACCGTCGCGCGTGTTCGCCGAGCTGGGCGGCCACACCATGGCCGGCCTTGAGCAGGGCCTGCAGGCCGGTGAACGTGGCCCGCTGTCGCAACTGGGCGACACGGCCAAACGGCTGACGGCAGCAGGTGCTATCGGCCTGAGCGCGGCAGTCGGTGCCATGCCGGCAGCGGCAGAGCCGGTCGCGTTCGATACGCGCCCACCGCTGGCCGCCCGTGCGGCTTCGCCATCCGCAGCCCAAAGCACGCCGGCGCCAATCACCGTGCACATCCACGCGGCCCCCGGGCAGGACGCCAACGCCATCGCCCGCGCCGTCGCCGCCGAGCTGGACAAGCGCGAGCGCGAACGCGGCGCCCGT